GCGATCCGTTTGGACCGTAGATGTTGAGAGTGTTGGAGTTACCAGTAGCAGAAGAGCCACCAGCAGACGGATCAGCAATCGAACCGACGACCTGCAAAGCAGTCGCAGAAATCGCAGCCGGAACAATCAAGTAGCTCGGCTGAATGTTCAGGATTGCATCGCTGCTGAGTCCCAAACCTTTCTTGGTCATCATGCTGTTGTAAGCAGTATTGAGACTCGCAACGCTGACAGCAGCACCGCTGCTAGCCAGGTTCGAGTGACCGCCAGAGCTGGTTTGTGCGGTCGTGTTAAACAACGCACCACCGTCACCAAGATTGGCGTTCGCGGTCAGCACATCGTAGACAGCAGCGTTCTGCTTGCGTCGGCAAGCGTTGCCCTGCATAGCTGGGATCCGGCTGATAGCGTCCAAGTCGTCGTTGACGACCGTTTCCCAAGTCACAGTGAACATCGAACCATACTTTTCGACTTTGTACGATTCNTTGCTGTCGCTCATCGCTGATTCAGGATAGTCGTGATTCTCTGGCACGACTTCTGGGTTAGCGACTTCCGAGAAACGGATGCGNTTGATCGACTTGAAGTCTGGCACGCTGGTAGCCTGACGGCACCAAAGGTTCCAGGTGTAGATAGCTTCGTCGTAAGCAGCCAGCAAGGTTTTGTTGGCAGCGTCGAGCATCAGGTTTGAGAAACTGCCAGTCGTGTGATAGGCGTCTCGCTGAATGTTGTGACGGTTTAGGCTGCTCGGATGTCCCATCGCGACCATAGCAATGTCGCGTGCTGACATGCGGTCAGTGTTCAGACCCATGCGAGCGACGAACTTCTCAGACATTCGACGCAAGCCGAGTCCCTGGAAATCCTCAGCACCGTTCGCTGGTGATTCAACTTGACGTTGCACGCCTGCCGACCGATATGCTCGCGTCAGCAATCCGTCTTTGGCTGCGTTGTAGAACTTGTCCGATTCTGCTTCGGTAACTTTGACGCTCATTTGCTCGCTCTCGGCTGTTTGACCAATGGCACTGTTAGCCGCACGCTTGATGATTTGTTCCCTGGCGGCGTCTAGGGAGATGTTTTTGTTGACCAGTTCCTCCGCAAAGGACCGCTCGATTTTGAGTTGTTCGCATGACGAGAAGATTTCACGCTGGCGACTGCGTTCTGCTTGCAACGCACGATCGACAGCCTTTTTCATTTCTTCTTCGTCGTAATGACCAGGTCGTTCGGTCATCTCTTCCTCGTCCTCGTGTTCTGCTTTTTTCATTTCTTCTTCGTCGTGCTCTGCCTTTTCGACTTCTTCCTCGTCTTGCATTCGCAGGTTCTTGGTCACCCACTCACGCATTTCCTCGGAGCTTTCGATTTCTTCCGGCATTCCAAGTTCCACCAGGGAACCACGCAAACTTTCACTCATTTCCTGTTCCCTCTGTATAGTTTCAGGAATCCCAAAATAACTGCGACGAACGACCGACCGTTCATCAGCACCAGTAGCACAGATGCTCGCATCGGTCGGCATCCAGCTAGTCACAATGCTTGCTGGTCCTTCCACTGCGGTTCCGCGACTTGTTTGGTAGGTTTGTCCACGCTCGACGAAAACGCTTTCGAGCGGGATAGCGGTGACGCTAAATCGGTCAGATGACCTTCTGACGCTTTTGTGTATGCTTCTTGGCTGCGTTCATCGCTCGCAAAAGATGCCTCGCCAATTAGCTCGTCACCTTCGACACGCATTTGGCGAACGCTGCCTAGCACATTCGCAACAGTGCTGCGGTCNTGNCTGTCAACGATTGGCATCTGTTTNCGTTCGCCTCGGAACTCGATGCCGTCCATTTCGAGCACTTCGCGAATNATAATGTCGCGTGACTCGTCATAACGCTGCACCGGGTTCTCTGTGGCGATGACCACTTCCATCTTGCGGTTGTCAGTGTCAGCACGCCGCATTTCTGCCAGACGCATCACCATCTGATCTTCTGGGATGCGGTCATAACGACTCAGCTTGACTTTGCCGCGTTTGTTTGGCATTGGTTCCTCGCTTGTGATTGCTCGCTCTTTTTCGTCAGCAGCTTTGATTTGCCTGACTAGCTTGTTTGCCCATGCTTCACCTGGATTGCCGCCCCACAACGCCCACGCGATTCTGCCAGCACTCGGAAAGCCTTTTTCTCCTGGCTTGAATCCTTCGCCTTTTGAATCAACTGCGTGTCTTGCGAAATAGCTCGACATGCGTTTGGCAGTTCTCGGACTAATCTTTTTTCCGTTTGACAGATCCCTCGCTCGTGCAACGCCAACTGCTGTGCCTCCACGGTTGTATTCACGACGCCATTCGAGTCCTTTTGCTGCCTCTTCTCGGACGCCTGCCGGTGGTGCAAAGTCGATATGGTCATACTTGCTCAACTTCCACCTCTGGCTCTGGCTCTGGCTCTGGAAGTGCTGGTTGCTCGACTGGCTGTGCTGGCAGTACTGCCGCTTTCGCTTCAATCTTTGCTTCTTCGATCGTTGTCAGACCTAGCTGATCTTTTAAGCGTTCCTCTTTGGCTCGCTGGTGGAATACTTGTCGCCAGTTGCGACCGCGTGACCCTAGCTCTGTCTGGTAGGTGCTCTGCAAACCGTCGATAGATGCCTGCGATGCTTTTTGCTCGTTCTGCGGATCCACCCACTCCCACTCTGGCGTCTGCCATTCAACCGGGTCAGCACTGTGCCTGTCTGCTAAGAGCTCTGCCATCGTCGGGAAGTGCGGCACGCCTGCCAGTGCTGCCGCTTCTGCAAACTTTGCCCTGACTGGCTTGCAAAGATGCTGGATTAGGTACATCTGCCAGCACCGAAAACGCCTGCGATCTTCGAGCTGACTTGTGCGGCTGCTGCTGTAGTTNGTNTTGCTGTAATCCCTNGCGACAACCTCATAGCTCAACCCTGTACCGACTGCGATGCCACGCAGCATTAGGTTGATCCACGGTTCTGACGCACTGTTGGGTCTGCCAGGATTGATGCTTTCGATTGACTCGCCAGGTCGCAGACGAGCAACCATTGCTGGCTCTAGGTACTCAAAGGAATTGCCGTTGTCGTCAACGCTGTCTGGCTCTGTGCTCTCGCCTGACAGTCCTGGGAACGAACCCTCTGTTTTGATTGCAACGCCAAAGCAAGACGCAACTGCTGACGCTTGCAGCTCGTTCTCAACGTAGACGCCCAAATCCCGCAGCCAAGAAACCACAGGTGCAAACCAAGTCACGCCGCGAGACTGTCCGATTCGATCACGCCGGAACAGATGCAGCACGTTTTTCGCTTCTACTCTAATCGGGTCGCGATTCCACGCCTGCGGTGCCTGCGGATGGTCAGGATAGATCCAGTAGGCTAGCGGTTTGCCAAGCTCGTCAAGCTCAACGCCTCGCACAATCCGCTTGCCACCGTCGCGTGCTATTGCGTAGGTGTCCTTGTCTGCTGCGAGCCGGTCAGCCTCGACTAGCTCAAGAGCAAACGGCACAGGTCGGCTGATGCCTCGAAACTCCTTAGCAGGAGTCGTGACCATGTGAATNAGCACNTCGCCAGCTTCGACGATTTCACGCTGTGCCATACGCTGCATTTCGACGAACGTNTACTGNCCGTTGATGTCGCANACGTCCGTCCANCGGTCCCAAGAATCATCACGCAGAAANTTNACATCTTCCACGTCAACGCCGTCGTCGGTTTCTAGCATGGATTGTGCGGTCATGCCGCAACCAACCACACTGCTCACGATCGTATCAACGACGCCCCAAGCATACGCATTGTCGCGAACTAGCTTGCGTGACCATGCTCGGAGTGCATCTGCTCCGTATGGTCCCATCAGCTCGCTGTCAGCAGCTTGGTTTTTGGGTCTCGCGTTGTTGGTGAGTCGATTAGATTCCGCACCAGCATAGGCACGCATCAGCTTGCGTGCCTTTGTGCGTTTGACCCCCCACTGCGGCGACAGAGCACCGATAAAGCTGTCGAGTGCTTTGCCTATCATCGGCTACGCCTCTGAAACTTTGCTAAACGCAAGCCTCCACCAGACTCACGCTCCACTTGCGTTTGCAGAATGTTGCGTTGCTCGAATAGATCGCCCAAATCTAACTTGGTGACGGTGCGATTTCCTATAGAATAGGATTCTGCACCGCCTGTCAGAAGCGATTCAATCGCGGCGTCGATTTGACTTAGTAGTGATGCTGCTGTTGCCATGCCCTGTATCTTTAGGCTGGCTCTGCTGCTTTGCTATACTTTTCCGCTCTGCTTTTGCTACGGTCGTAGCAATTTGGTCTGCTGAAATGGTCTGAGTCCACGTGTGACCGCAGAAATCGCACTTGCAGTACCTCATCCGTCCATGCTTGCTATAGACGCGGCTGTAGTTCGTATTTGGCTCGCGACGTGTCACGCAAGCCGTACATGGTCGAGCCACGAACGCTCGGCTGCGGCGTCTTTTCTGTCTTGCGTTTACGCTTTCTTGCCATTGTTGCACCTGTCAAGGTCTTACTCCTTTTACCCAGCCACCCGGTCGGCTGCGAATGTTGCCGTGTCGTTTACGCTGCACCTTTTGACGCTGCTTTGCTGCCTCAATCGGTGTAGCACTGATTTTTGCGGTTGCCTGATTAGACAACAAATGAATACCTGTGAATCGTGCCGCTGCTGCTGCGTTGTAGGTCGCATCGAGCCAGTGGTTATTGGCGTTGTGAACCATCCAGTAGTTCTTCGCACCCTTGCCCTCTTTGAACTCGCTGACCAGTTCCTCCGCCACGATGTGCTGTGCGTAGCTCAAATGCTTTCGATTGCCCCGCAAGTTGAACAGCGACATAGATCCCTTGCGTAGCATGTTCTCCTCGTCGAACGTCGGAGCCAAGAAACGCTCATGCACCCATTGTTTCCAGTAGTCTGTATTTAGCTCAAATAGCCAGAGGTTTGCCGCACTCAGCAATTCAGCGTGCATGTTGTCGCCAGCCTTGGTGGTCGCTGTCGATTTCTTCCGCTCCCGATAGTTACCGATCCCCTTTGACGCATGGAATGGATTGCCCACGTCTCGCACGAACTTGTAGGCTGCGTTCGTGAATGTGCCAGCATCGACAAACACGCTGTCTACTCGACGTTCCACGCCGGCAGCGTCAACTAGCTTTTTCTGCAAAAGCTCATCACGCCAGTTCAGCAGCGTTTTGTAAATCTGCGGTTCTGACGCCTCGTTGTCTAGGCTGCGGTCAGTTCCGTAAACCTCCGCCACGCCATAATCGACGATGCAGCCGCCAGCACCTTTCCACCAAGCAGCGATCACCCAATGACATTGGTATTTGCCCAAGTCGATTGCCGCAGTGACCGATGCCGTGTTCGCGGGTAGCTGCCTCCTGTCTAATCCGCTCAGACGCGATGTGACTAGGTTCGCAGTCAAACCGATGCCCTGCGGTCCTTCCTGCTTTGGCGGATCGTTGTCATCCTCCGTTGCGACCGCATCTGCACCAAAGTCAGAAACGCGGTTGTAGTATGCCTGAATCGCCGACAGCTCGATTGGCTTGCCATCCGATGCCGTCCGAGTGTCATAACTATACGGATTGCTAATCTCGCAGCCTGCGTCCATCTGCTCCCGATTCGCCTCGTAGAATCGAAACGCCTCGCGTGCGTCAGGATCCTCGTCGCCGTCGCGATTCACCCGCAACTCAATATATTGTTGCCACAAATCCATTTGTGCTGGTGGC